AATGTCAAAATAATATCGCCCGCAAGACTAATTCGTCTATGTTTTCTAGGTTCAGAAGTAGTATAATGTTCAAGAGAACCAGGAAACATAATGAGATGCTCTGCTTGAGGATTGATAGCATACGCATCTGTATTGCAGTATCTGTTTTCTGTTGAGAATTTAAAGACATCGCCAAATAGTTCGTTAGGGTTTCTTTTATGAAATACTATAGGATCGCCAGGTGTTTGTATGTAGTAAACATAAGATATATGTGCACAGGAATGGTAGTGCATTGGAAAAGTTTGCTTAGGATCACATATAGTAAACCAAGTTTTTGTAAAGTTTATTTGAAACGTCTTTTTATCTATCTTGAAGTGATCAAGATATTCTATTACTGACTTTTTTATCTCTTTAAAGAATGGTTTCAGTCTAGTGTCCTGATGTATCAACACTTTTCCATTCAATTCACCTGTTATCTTACCTGTAGAATTGTCAAATTTTCCGTCCTCAAAACTTGTATAAAGTTGAGACAGAAATCCTGATATTTTCTTCTCATATATGATGAGAGGAAATGCTTGGTGATAATTAGAGGTCGTCTGCTGCACGGTTCTCGGAGTCATAGATATCAAAACTACCGCCAGGATATCTTTTCTCTAATTTCTGCACGTTTCTCTCTAGAACTTCCTCAAAACTAATATCTAATGCCATACATGCCTGTGCTACGTACCACATAACGTCACCCAACTCAATAATAAGATGTTCTCTATTAGCGTCGTTCCAAGGCTTACCTTGGAAGACCATCTTTTTAACGATCTCCAAGAACTCTCCAGACTCAGCAGCAAGGCCAACACCAGAAGTGGTAAGACGTTCAATATTGGCACCCTTTCTGTCAAGTTCAACCAGACGATCAGCAAGATAGACAAAATCTTTAGAACTATCGGATGTGACAGCATCGACAAACTCTTCGTAACGTTTAAAATTCATAATTAAATTTTTAATTTAGCAAATTTTTCAGATAAGTTTTCTTTGTTAGGTGCTAACTCAATGTCTTGATTAGCATCGGTGATACCATGTTGTGCAGATTGCTCTACATCATACAGTCTCATCTTTGCACGATCAATACCAACAACAAACCTCTTATTAATAGTAGGATCATTGTATCTATTCTTCAATTGTTTGACCATTATTTGATTGATCTCTTCGAGTTCTTCCGTAGAGATAAGAGCAAACATAAGATCAGCAGTGGCAGGAAGACCGAAGGACTCACTTGTGTCAGTAAGATCGACATCACTACTACCATAGCCAGAGCGAGTCGTCTGAGTAGCGGAGACGATAGGTACATTAGCTTCAACTGCAAGCCCACGGAGTTCTTCCGCAATCGCTTTAATATAGGAGTAAGAATTGACATTTGCTGTTTTTGAATAACGACTTGATGCACAGATATTTAAATAATCTATGAATATTATATCAGGTCTAAAAGATTTTTTCAATGCAAGTTCATTAATTAAACCTTTGAAATGTCCTGAATGTGCGGAGGCAGTAGGATATTCTTTAATAATTAAAGTTCCTTGTGTTTTCTTTGATATATTATTTACCTTACTTTCAAACATTGGTTTAGGTAAATCAGTAATATCTTGTATATTAACATTTAAAAGATTTGCATCAATTCTTTCTGCAATCTTTTCTTCTGCCATCTCTAAAGTTATGTATAAAACATTCTTACCTTCTAGAAGAACAGAACTAGCGTGATGACACATAAACAAAGACTTACCCACACCAGTTCCCGCAAGTGCAATATTAAGTGTCTTATTTGGGAGACCTCCCTTTGTAATTTTATTAAAAAGTTCGAGGTCAAATTTAATTCGACTTTCTTTCCTGTGGTAGGATTCAAATCTTTCTTCATAGTCCTCCAAATAATCGTGACCTACATGATTATCGAAAGAAACAGCCAGAGCGTCAGAGAGAATGCTAGGAATAGCATCCCTTCCTTTTTTGTCATCTTGTCCATCTGCAAGTGCAATTGATTCCATGAGTGCCAAATATATAGCACGATCACGACACCATTTTTCAGTTGAGTCAAGTAACCATTGACTATCAACAGGTGCATCGTCAAATATTTTCGTAACTTCTCTTGCCTCTTTTATTTCTGTTTCTGTTAAATCAGTGCGATTTTCAATCTCTATATTGAGTGCTTCAATTGTAATTGCAGCATCATACTTGACAATGAATTGTGTTGACTCTTCAAATATTATCTTTTCAGTTTTGTTTTCAAAGTAATCTGGTTGAATGAATGGAATAACTTTTCTTGAGTATTCTTCATCAAAAATTAGATTACGAAGAATAGTGGTCTCAATTCGTTCCATATGAATATTCTTCTTTTGCAATATTATCTAACTTTTCCATTATATCATCTGTAAAATATTTGTCTGGATTTTTATATATTTCTTTAGCATATACTTTCTTACCATCCATCTCATATCTACCCGCAACATTTTTCCAGAGACCACCTTTCTCTCCTAAGTCCAAAAGACCATAGTATTTGTCAAGTCCTCTCTCATCATAGTAAAGACGAACTTCAACTTCTTTATTTTCTTTACTTAGACGTGACTTATGAGTCTTTGCCTTGATAAGGTTTCCAATGACATCTTTTCCGTCTTTTTCTTTCTTCTTGGTAAGATAGATGATTGTAGATGCAGCATACTTGAGACCGCTGCCTCCTCCCATTTCTTTAGTTGGGACGTAAGATCCGATAACGTCATAGGTGTGATTAGTAACAATAAGTGGAATGTTTGCTTGACCAAGTTTTAATGTAAGCATTCTGAATGCTCCTTTAACAAGTTGAGATTTGGTCATATCTCTGACTTGTTTATCATTTAGGGCATCCGTAATTTCTTTCTCTGTAGAAAGCATACCTAAAGAATCTAATACAAACATACAAGGTTTGCGATTCTCTTCATCTGTCTTTAAGTATATATCAACTGCCTTCAGTGCTTTACCACGAAACTCTTCAATTGTAACAACGTTTACAACAACTGTGCGTGTTAAGTCAACCCCACGAGACTTAAGTAATCCTTTGTTGACAGCAGCCTCGGTGTCAAAATAAAGGCAGTAACCATCAGGGTTAGTATCCAAAAAGTTCTTGACAACAGCCAAGGAAAAATAAGTCTTTCCAGTAGAGCTTTCACCAGCGATGGCAGTAATCTTATTACTAGAAACACCACCATAAATGGAACCGCTAACAAGCGAATTGAAGATATGACTTCCTGTATCAATGAATCTTTCTGTTTCATCTATATCTTGTGCTACTTTGGTAAAATCGTCACCAATCTCTTTTACAATTTCTTTCAAGAAATCCATTCTTTACCCTCTTTACGATGATGTACTTCAACATAGGCTTGACACTTGGGACAAGATAAATTAGTTACGAAGTCATATGCATGGTCTTCGCCATAGAACTCTTCTTCTAAATCGTGGTCTCCACCCCAGATGAGTTCAGTGCCACAGTGCCAACAATCCATTTTATTTTTATTATACTATCTTTATATCAAATCGTCAAGGTTATCATCATTATCTCTGTGTTGTTTAAAATCTTTCAATAGATGATACAATCTTGCATCTCCTCCAAGTGCAAGAGCATTTACAATTGTATCTAAATCTTGTTCATTAATAGGTAATTCCATCAGGAAAAAAATAGTTCTAAGTTTACAGTCTTTTCAACATTCCATCCAATTGCATCAAGGATTGCCTTGAGTGGTTCCACAAAACTTTTTTCAAACTGTAGATCGTAATCTACATACTTCTCAAGGTCAAGTTCTTTAGGAAAATCTTGAATGAAAGAAATAACATTCTCCTGTATGATATTAGGTTTCTTAAGATAACAAAATTTAATCTTCTCACCATTTTGAATCAAAGAATACTTATTAGTAAGATTCTTTTTCTTCACATAGTGATTGAATAATAGAGCACCACGACAATGTATTGGTGTACCCTTCATGTATATTGTAGTGTAAGAATAATACTTCTTAACATCAGAAACAGTTCTCGGAAAAGAGATATCTTCTGGAGGTAGGGATTTGAATTCTTTTCTTGACTTATCAATAAAGTCAATCACATCTTCCTCAGTTCCATTCATCATCAGTTTCAAAGCATCCTTGATCATTTTACGACAGGGTGCAGGGGTCGAAGACTTAACAGCTTCGATTCCCATCATCTTCAGTTTTGGTTCTTCATATCTAACGCCTTCACTATCCCACACGTTTAGTATATATCTCTTCTTTGCAGTCCAAATACCACGATCAGCGATATTCTCACGCTTCATGAACATCTTTTGGTCATATGCATTTACATAACTGGCCAACGTTTGATAAGAATCAGAAATATATTTCTCGAATTCCACTTCACACACCTTATTAAGGAACGAAACGATCCTTTGATCATTCTCCTCTCTCCCCTTGAATATAGTTTGTACCAAAGGACCCAAATTAAGATAAATGGAATCGGTATCAGAAGCAATAACATAATCAACATCCTCAGTTTTTAGTATTTTGTTTAAGTATCTATTCATTCTGTCTTCAATCCAACGGATTGAGACTTGTCCAGATAGTGTGATGGCTTCTGCGTTTGCAAGTTTGTAATAACGAAAATATTGATTACCAATAGCACCATAAGCAGAGTTAAGTTGGATCTTCCGTGCCATTTGGATATTGTTGCACCTGGCGATCTCCTTCTCCAACTTTTTTGTTTTTCTTTTTTCATACTGTTGCTTTGCCTCCAACATTTTCTTTTTGTATATGGTTCGATCTTCATAGATCTTTTCCATTAGTTCTGGTAAGAAACCACGAACATCTTTACGATACATAGCACCATTCGCACACACAGCATTATCCTTATACATTTCAAATGTTACTTCTTCAGAAAGTATTTTATCAACTGTGACCGTTGGATGTCTTGCGTCAACAAGGGTTTCGGGGGAAATATTATATTGCATAATAAGATGAGGATACAGACTGTTGAGGTCAAAAGACACCACCCAATCATACTTTCCAGGTATCGGTTCTTTAACATAAGCACCTGCGTATTTTTCAGTTTTATCAGATCTCTCCTTTGGAGGAATCACAATATTCTTCTTCTTGAGATAGTTGTAAATGATTGTATCCCACATACGAACCTGAGAGAATACATCAGCATAGTTTGCTTTAGCATCATATGCCATAACAATTGCAAGTTCAATTAGTTTCATCTTGTCTTCCAAACGGTCAACAAGTTCCACGTCAATGATGTTATATTCAATAAACTTCTGCCAACCTTTTGTATAGAAATCTTTGAAGGTATCAAACTCAGAGTGATCAAGTTTCTTTTGTCCAAGTTCAACACTTGCAATATAATCCAAACGATATGACTCTTGTGCCTTGTAAGTAAACTTCTTATATAAGTCAAGATAATCTAACTGAGATACACCACCAATATCATATGAAATATGTTTACGACCTGCGATAAATGTTTCTTCTTCTGTTACTAATCCCCAAGGTGACATTCTCTTCTTAAGTTTCTCACCAAGTATGCGATCAATACGACGACAAAGATATGGAATATCATAAAGTTTACTGTTCCATCCTGTAATAACTTCTGGTGTATTATCTTCAATCATCCACCAGTTAATGAAATCTGTAAGAAGTTCATATTCAGTTTTAAATCCTTTATAGATTACATTTTCTTGTTTATTATTAAATGAACCACGACCCCAAGTACGAATTTGTTTTGTTGCATAATCTTGTAAAGTAATAAGTAATACCTCTTCAGCACAAGATTCTACATCAGGGAAACCATTCTCAGATGCAACCTCAATATCAATTGTTGTTAACTTTATCTTCTCTGTATCAAACTTAACTTCAACCTCTGGATACTTCGATGAAATATATTGATAAATGAATCTTTCATTTCCATAAACATTGAAGTTTTC